CCTACACGACGCTCTTCCGATCTGCAGAGAGGCTATTCTTGGGCAGATTTTAAGACACGTTGGTGTACTATTTATCTGAAACAAAATGTAATTAAAAAATATCTAAGGCAATATAAAGATTATAAAATTATTGAATATATAGGAATTGCTTCAGATGAATTGAAAAGATTAGAAAGAAAAAAAGACAATAGAACAACTGTCTTTCCTTTAGTTGAATGGAATATAACAGAAGAAGCAGCTTTAAATTACTGCTATAGTAAAGGGTTTTATTGGGAAGGATTATATGAGGATTTCAAAAGAGTTTCATGCTGGTGTTGTCCTCTTAAAAGTTTAAAGGAATTAAAAGTAATCTATAAAAAATATCCTAATTTATGGCAAAAATTAAAAGAATGGGATAGTAAAACATATAGAAAATTTAGAAAAGATTATTCTGTTTTAGAATTGGAAGAAAAATTTAAAAATTAATGTATAAAAAAAGAAAGCCACCAACACTTGACAAGAAGCTGCATGACTTTCGGTTACGTTAATTAATTATACTATATTTTTTATTTAAAGTAAAAACAAAAAATAATTTAGGTGAGAAAAGTGTTTAAAATAAGTTTTAATATGCTTTTTTAATCATTCCTGTATAACAGGTTGCGAGAGATTGAGTCTTAACTAGGACAATAGATTGACAATCCCTAGCAGAAAAGGATCTCGTTAAGTGAATAATTATAGCGTAAAAACATAAATAACTGAATAACTATTAGGTCAAAAATAGTTGTCTGTATGGCTTTTATGTTTTGCCGATTTCAATAGTAAAAATATTGAAGTTGGTAAAATGATTGAAGAAGCAAAAAAATATAGTTAGTTTTAGTGGCGGTAAAGATTCTACTGCTATGTTGTTATTAATGATAGAAAAAAATATAAAAATAGATGAGATTATCTTTCTTGATACTGGTATGGAGTTCCCAGCAATGTATCAGCATATAAAACAAGTAGAAAGATTTATAGACCGTTCTATAACAATTTTACGAGCTGAGAAGAGCTTTGAATATATGATGTTAGAGTATGAAAAGCAACGTGGAAAGAACAAAGGACAAAAAGGATATTCATGGCCAGATTTTAGAAATAGATGGTGTACTTCATATCTTAAAAAACAAGTGATAAAAAAATATTTAAAGAAATATAAAGATTATGAAATAGTTGAATTTCATGGTATAGCAGTAGATGAAGTTAAAAGATTAGAAAAAAATAATGAGAAAAATGTAAAATATCCATTAGCAGAATGGAACATTACTGAAAAAGAGGCTTTAGAATACTGTTATAATATGGGATTTAATTGGGATGGACTTTATAATAATTTTAATAGAGTTAGTTGTTGGTGTTGCCCATTAAAAAATTTAAAAGAATTAAAAACTCTTTATTTGAAATACCCTGTACTTTGGGATAAATTAAAAGAGTGGGAGCAAAAGACATATAGAAAATTTAGATCAGATTATGATATACTAGACTTGGAATATAAGTTTAAAAAAGAGGGATTAGATAAAAATGAACTACAATGTAGCAATTCAAAAAGTTAAAGCAATAAGATTAGGAATAGATATTCTTCCAAATTGGCTATTAGAAAAAATAGAAAGAAAAGAATTATATATTGATACTAAGATAAAAGAAGATACTGGAAAAAAATATCTTGTAGCTAAAATAAAAACAAATGGAAGAATAATTGAAGCAGTTGAAGGTGAATATATAGTAAAAACAGATGAACATATCTTTACAATGAATTCAGAAGCTTTTCAAAGTCTCTTCAAAACTTCAAATTACTAAAAAATATAACTGATTTCTTGAAGCTTTAATATTTATATATTATACTCCTATTAAGATTAAATCTATTTAGGAGGGTTTATATGAATGAAATTTTTAAAGACTTTATAAAAATAGCTGATAAAAATAAATATAATATTATCTCTATAGCTCCACTAGAAGAAGATGATGATGATCTATTTGAAGAAGCTGCAGAGAAATTAAAAGAGTTATTCAATTTCAAAGGAAAAATAGATTTATTTTATATAATGACAGTAGAAGGCAATATTATTCTTGCTTTCCCTGTTATAGAAAATATAATAAGAGAGAATTTAATGATAAAAATAGAAGAATATTAAAAAATAAGAGATCAATACCCTTGCATGTCAATATGACACAGATACGTCTGAAGCAAGGGCTTTTTATATTAAAATATTGAAAAAAAGATGATTTTATATTAAAAATTTCTTGACTTATTATACTATTAATAGTATAATATAAATATCTTAAAGGTAAGGAGGTGAAAGTAATTGAGGATGATACTAAAAAAGCTGGTTAGATCAGTCGACAATCTACCAGCTCCATACAAGTTCATAATCTTAGTATTATTAATAAATAATCTAACAATCGCCATAGTTACATATTTATTAACTAAATAACTAAGACCCTTGAGGAGTGGGTGAACTCCTCACCTCAATTATAACATATGAAAAGACAAAATAAAATATTTTATTCAATTTTATTAGTTATATGGTTAATAACTGTGATAGTTATAACAATAATGATTAAAGGGAGATGACATAATGGAAGTTAATAAGCAAACTGAGGCAAATAAAAAATGGCAAGAGAAAAATAAAGAGAAAGCAAAATATTTATCAAATAGAAGTGTAGCAAGAAGTTTTATAAGAAATAAAGCTACTATTGAGGATTTGGAAGAGTTAAAAAGATTAATTGAAGAAAGAGAAACTTTTTTAAAATCATAAAATTAATAATAAAGTAAAAAATGGAGGAATTAATTTTTTTCTAAAATTTATATTAAAACTTTATAAAAAGAGCTAAGAAAAACATTTTTGAAATGTTACTTAGCTCTTTTATTTTTGTAAAAATCTAATGAAATGTCTTTTACTATTTTAATAGTAATTTCAGTGGAGTTAGTAATATTTAAAAATTTTATTTTTTCCTCTACTTCTTCCAAAGAATAATCTTTAAATAATATTCCGTAACAACTATAAAAAAAAGGAGCAATAGTCGATCTAATGCTTGAAAAGTCTAGTTCTATTAGTGCTCCACTTTTAAAATATTTAATAAAAGAGTTATACACTAATTCTCCTTGTTCACTAGATACAGCATATTCACTATTAATTATACTTTTTATAACAATTCTCAATTTAATTCACCTTTAAAAAATAGTTTTAACATATTCTAATATATTCTAACACATTCTAATTAAAATAAAAAATAGTATCTTTTATTTTTATACGTACTCAATAAAAAGGTTACGTATCTTTATTAATAGAGATACATAACTAAGAGGAGGAAAAATGAAAATAGAATTATTGGAATTAGAAAAAATATTGTTATATGAAGATAATTGTAAACTGCATCCAGATTGGCAATTAGAACAGATTAAAGATTCTATAAAGGAGTTTGGATATAATGATCCTATAGCAATAGATGAAAAAAATATAATCATTGAGGGACATGGAAGATATTTAGCTTTAAAAGAATTAGGGTATAAAAAGGTGGAAGTAATAAGATTAAGTCATCTTTCACAAGTACAGAAAGAAGCATATATTATTATGCACAACAAAAGTTGTATGAGTACAGGTTTTGATTCTAAAAAGTTAGCTAAAGCAATAGAAGGACTTCAAAATAAAATAGATTTATCTCTTACTGGTTTTTCAGACTTTGAATTAGAAGAAATAATAGGTGTAGATACTAATGATATAGATTTAGATAATATATTAAGTGATATTCCAAAGGAAGAAAATAAAGAACCTAAAAGATGTCCTCATTGTGGTGGTATTCTATGAAATATCATTTTGCTTCTGTTGAAACCAATAGTAGCACATTGCTATTAAAAAAGGTGAAGCCACCTTATATATTAGCTAGTTTTTATTACTTAAAAAAACTAAAAGAAAATGAGTTGAAATTATTTTTTGATTATATTCATTCAAAAGACTGCAAACATTTTATATTAGATTCTGGAGCATTTACATATTTGTCAGGAAATAAAAAAAATGAAAATTATATTATGAATAATACTTCTGAATATATAAGGAACTATGCAGAGTTTATAAAAAAGTATAATGTTAAAAACTATATAGAATTAGACTTAGATAAACTATTTGGATATGAAAAGGTTAAACAAATAAGGAATGAATTAGAAAAACAGGTAGGATATAAATCTATGCCTGTATTTCATAATTTGTATAGAAATAGAAAAGATTTAGATGAATTATTAGATAATTATGATTATATATGTATCTCAAATTTCAATGGAAAGAAAAGTTCTAAAATATTACCACATATAAAAGCAATAGTAGATTATGCTAATAGTAAAAATGTAAAAGTTCATGGATTAGCATTAACTGGAAAAACATTTACTCAAGCAGTTAAATTTTATTCAGTTGATAGCTCAAGCTGGAAAAGTGGAATAAGATTTGGAGCAATACCAGTTTTTGACAATAAAAATAATAAAATAGTTTCTAAGGTTATATCTAATAAATATAAAACTAAAAATACTGAAGAAGTTAGATATAAATTAATAGAGATCGGAAGAGCGTCGTGTAGGGAAAGAGTGTAGATCTCGGT